TGAAGGAATTACTATGAGGGGTGATGTGATAGAGAGTATGATAGATGTTGGTAGTGGATTTTTCCTATCTATCTTAATACAGATAACAATATTTCCACTATTTGATTTACACCCAACGATATTTGAGAACTTTCAAATCGCAATAATCTTCACCGTGGTGTCGATGACTAGGTCAGCATTATGGCGTAGATTTTTTAGAAGGAGAAAAGCATGAGTGACTTATTCATACTAGGTAATGGTGAGAGTAGAAAAGATATAGATGTCGATTTACTCAAGGCAAAGGGTAAGGTGTATGGTTGTAATGCCATATTCAGAGAACACGAACTTGATGGACTCATCGCTGTGGATCCAATGTTAGAACATGAGATATACCAGAGTGGTTATGCCCACAAGAATCCATGTTACTTTAGAAGTTGGGATTTTATGCCAGTCGACCACTACGATATGATGAAAGAGGCACAGACCAGTCAGATGAAAAGTCCTAACATAAGAGAGTGGAAGTATAACCAAGACGGACACTACCTATCATTCGTCATACATGGCACATCAGCGATTGATACGAACAGGAAGACAGACAGATGGAAGGGTGAAGGATTTGAGAATGTCTATATCACATGGTTATATGGACACGATAAGATAAAACAGTTAAGAGAGGTAATGAGTGATTATTATGGTGGCAGTTGGGAAGGTAGTCCTACAGGCCCAGAAGATCCAGGGTGGTCATCTGGTGCGACAGCGATGTATATTGGTTGTAAGGTAGAACAACCCAAGACCTGTTATCTCATAGGCATGGACATGTACAGTACCACTGATTTCATAAATAATCTATACAAGAACACACATGGGTATCTCAACGCAGACGAGTCCTCAGTAACACCACAGAATTGGGTTACACAGATGGGCAGGGTTATGGTGAGATACAAAGATATTCAATTTGTTAAGGTCAACCCAGAGGGTAATTCTCAGATATCAGAGAGGATGCCACAATGGGATTCCATACCAAATCTGACTTATCAACATACCAAGGAATTTATTTCACATTTATCGCTTGACTTTTGAGTGATGGTGTGTTATAATATAGTTATCATTTAGCAGAATTATATTGGTTCGAAACTTTATATCGTTCTGGCTGAACAACGCTTAAGAGGGCGTAAAGTATACCTGCGGAGGGTTAGGGCCGACTGGCTGAAGACACCAAGGGTAGTTTATTAGTAGGGACCATCTTCTTAGGAATCTGGACTCTTCCTGAAAAATTGTGGGTATTCCACCAGGTAAATCCCACGAACGGCTAAATGATAATTTAATTTCAATATCAGGTGAAAACTTGTATATATAATAAGTCGATTATATAGACACATACAAATACAACGAATACAAGGAGACAATATGTCATTCGCAAACTTAAAGAGAAGTCGAGGCAACTTCGACAAACTAACTAAAGAACTAGAAAAAGTTGCACAACCTACAACCAATCAAAACTCCTCAGACGATACAAGATTTTGGAAACCAGAACTGGATAAGACTGGTAATGGTTACGCTGTCATAAGATTTTTACCTGCCGTTGAAGGCGAAGAACTACCATGGGCGAGAGTATGGTCACATGCTTTTCAAGGACCTGGTGGTTGGTACATTGAGAACAGTCTAACTACGAACGGTCAGAAAGATCCAGTGAGTGAAGAAAATTCTAAACTGTGGAATACTGGTGCGGATAGTGATAAAGAAATCGCTAGGAAGAGAAAACGTAAGTTATCTTACTTCACCAATATCGTTGTAGTATCAGACCCAGCACACCCAGAACATGAGGGCAAAGTATTCTTATATAAATTTGGTAAGAAGATATTTGACAAGATTACTGAGGCCATGAAACCTGAGTTCGCTGACGAACAAGCAATCAACCCATTTGACTTTTGGGAAGGTGCGAACTTTAAACTTAAAATCAGAAAGGTCGATGGTTATTGGAACTATGACAAATCTGAATTTGAAGGACCAAGTAAAGTAAAAGAGACAGACGAAGAAATAGAGGCATTGTGGAAAACACAATACCCTCTGAAAGATTTTTCTGCTCCCTCCAACTTCAAATCTTATGATGAACTAAAAGCGAAATTTGAAAAAGTTGTCTATGGGACAGGAAAAACAGCGACAGCAGATGAGGTAGATATACCTGTGGCTGCCGTTGAACCCGTTGTGGAAGAAAAGATAGAACCATCAATACCTGAAGTAACTACTCCCCCTAGTGCGGCAGATGAAGATGATACTATGAACTACTTTTCGAAATTAGTCAACAATTAATCTCTCCTGTTGAACCACAACTTGTCCGTGCTCTATTACTAAATAGAGCATGGACTTATTCTTAACAATATTAGTTGACTTTGGACTACCAGTCGCTGCCGCGATGGTCATGGGGATTTTCATTTACATCATTCTCAAATACATATTGGCAGGTGTCGTAGGGCAAGTTGGCACTATATCAATGTTGATAGGATCACTAGACAACAGAGTAAAGACCATGAACCATGATTTAATAAAACTTGACATTTTAGTATGTAGCGCTCTCAATATCAAACCCGACATGGATAGAATATCCAGGGCAGATGGTAAGACGGACGCTCGAAAAGATTAATGCCAGTAGAAGAAACTTCCGTTATCGTAGAAATGTTAAACCAGTATGGTTTCGCCACAGTGGCTGCCATAGCGATGGGTTATTTTATTTACTTCATATATACTTACATAACAGGAAACATAATAGAGAAACTAGACAAGGCACAATATACCACTATCTTACTCATAGATAGGATTAGAATGCTAGATAATGATTTAATTAGATTACGGTCAAAGTTGGACACAATCTTGGCCATGAGAGAGAACGAGGAAAAAGATGGAACTAGGAACGATACTACTGATAATACTATGCCACTGGATAGGAGACGGGATACTCCAGACAGACCAGATGGCGACAAAAAAGAGTAAATCATATTATTGGTTGACAGCCCACGTTGGGGCATACTCACTACCATTCTTAGTTGTATTCTATTACATATGGCAATGGGTCGCATTGATGGCCTTCTTACACTGGATCCAAGATTGGATAACCAGTAGAATAAACTCTCATTATTTAATATCAAAAAATAATAGTATGTTCTGGAACACCATCTGGACTGACCAGATGATCCATTATGTAATCCTATTCACTTCCATTACCTATTTTATATAAATAGTCATATATGAAAACACTAAGGTTATTAGTGTTGGGCAGTATTATTATGACTATGGCGATACCTGGCACATCAAGCGAATTAACTCACAGTTTTAGCAACCCATCTTTTTCAGGGAATGGGTATAGCACACATGTTCTCTCCTTAGAACAATTACGTTACAGTAGAGAGAAAGGTATTGCGGACGACGCTAAGAGTGCGGCTGCGGCTGCGGAGCGTGACGAGAACAATACCACAATCAACAAATTTATAAAGAACGTTGAGAGTAGGATATATGCCAACCTATCTAAACAGTTGGTAGATAACATGTTTGGCGAGTCCTGTACGGGCACTTGTCCAACATCTGGCACAGCAGACGTGGAGGGTTCCACGATATACTGGGTCAAGGATACATCAACAGAGATAATCACATTAACAATCACATCACCAGATGGCACAACGACAACGATGAGTGTGCCAGTAGGTGATTTCAACTTTTAAGATGTCTATAACTTTCCCTCACGTGGCTGCGGTCGTTGCGGTCCTATGTTTCCTAGGTGGTTGTGCCTCGACAAAATCTGATAGTGTATTCTATGGCGAGACACCATACACACTTGATACAGAAACGATTAAGAGGTTACAGAATATGCCAGAACTTGGACAACCTCCAATCACAATCGCTGTGTATAACTTCCCAGACAGGACGGGACAGAGAAAACCAAATACAAAATTTAGTCAACTATCTACCGCGGTGACACAGGGCCCAGAGGCATGGGTCATACAGGCATTGAAGGCGGTGGGATATAATAGTGGCGAACCCTGGTTCATCGTATTAGAGAGACAAGGGTTAGATGCTATCATTAAAGAGAGACAACTGATAAGAAGTACGAGAGAACTATATGATGGAGAGAGTGATACGAAGAACGTTTTAAAACCTCTAAAATTTGCGGGTCTTATTATAGAGGGTGGTATTGTAGGGTATGACGCCAACGTAACATCAGGTGGTGTTGGTGCGAGATATTTTGGTATTGGTGTTAATGAACAATACCGTACAGACCAAGTAACAGTTTCGCTACGTGTGGTTGCCGTTCAGACAGGAGAGATCCTGATGACAGTAAGCGCAACGAAGACGATAGCGAGTTATTCCAGTGGTGGAGATGTATTCAGGTTCCTAGATATGAGTACAAAAGCCATGGAATTAGAAACTGGTGTCGCAACTAATGAGCCAGTCAATTATGCCATAAGGACTACGATTGAACACGCCGTATTTAATATGATACACGAAGGTGTGAGATGTGGTTTGTGGCAATTTAAAATAGAGGAGTAAAGTAATGTACGCTAAATTAATCGTAATAGTAATGTTGTTGGCACTACCGGTAAGTGCGAATGATATCTATGTGACACAATCTGGTGCAACGCTTGACCTCGACATTACCCAAGACGGACAAAACAATACTGTTGGTAATTCAACTACTGCTTCAAGTGTAATAGGGGCCACTACTACAATTGATATAGACCAAGTTGGTAACAGTAACGTTTTAAAGTTTGATGTAAACGGAGCAACTTTCACAGGTACGTTTAGTACGACTGGTGACTCAAACGATATAGATTTTAATTGTGACAGCGCAGGGACAGGATCCTCATGTGCTACTGCTACGGCGTCCATTGTATGGGCAGGTAACAGTAACGATTTAGATATCGATATTGGTGAGAGTGCTGACGCGGCAAACGCAACTGTAAGTATAACAGGTGCCTCAGGGAGTGACAGTAACGTTGTTGCTGCTACTGTAGATGGTACTTCAGCGATACTAACGCTATCCGTAAATGGTGACACAAATAATTATTTAATTGATATAAACGGTAATGGTGATGTTAACGGACACACCTTGATACATACCCATACGGGATCAATCGCGGACGTAGATATAACACAGAGTGGTGTATATGATAATATGATAACACTTACAACAAGTGGTGATAACCATGACATTGATATATCACAGACGGATTAAACAAACAATATTATTAATAATATTCTATGCTACCCCATTGTGGGGTAGTATAGGAAACATAGACCAAGTAGAAGGTAACGGTGTTATCGACCGTAATAAAACAGATATAGAAATCCAAGAAGAATTAGAGATTGAACAGTTTGATACTGTAAAGACTGGTAATGGTAAAGTAGGTATCTTATTCATTGATGATACCAGGGTAGATGTTACCCAACACAGTAAGTTAATCATAGACGAGTTTGTATATGACCCAAACAGTAAGGTAGGAAAGTTATCTCTATCTGCTAAATTAGGGACTGTACGATATGCCTCTGGACAGATTGCCAAAACTTCCAGACAAGATATAAAGATTACGACACCAACGGCAACGATTGGTGTTAGGGGTACAGATTTCTCTATGACTATCGATGAACTAGGTGGTAGTACGATAATATTATTACCAAGTTGTGATGTGAAAGGTAATTGCCTAGTAGGAGAGATAAGTGTAGAGAGTGCCGCAGGACAAGTCATACTCAACCAGGCATTTCAAGCGACACAGGTCAATGTGCCAGAAAATCCACCATCACCACCAGTAAAGTTAGATTTAGAGTTAGACATGATTAACAATATGTTGATTGTTGCGAAACCAAAAGATTTAGAAGATGAAGACTACACGAAGAAGATAAAAGCAGTTGCGGACGCATTAGATATTGACTTCCTAGAGTTCGATGAGTTAGAACAAGATTACCTAGAGGAGGAAGAGGACCTATATGTGACGGGACTTGATATAGACTTCCTACAACAGAATTTCCTGGCGGACATATTAGAACAGATTAACAGAGAACTGGCGATACAGATGCAAAATGAGTTTGACAAGAAGAAGGGTGTAGATGGTATATTCCTGGGTAAGAACCCAGAGACTGGCGTCATCATACTAGACGAGGATCCACAATGGGTGTGGATACGAGAGGGTGCGAGTGGATCATACATCGAACTCCGTCTGGACAAAGAGTATGGATACATTATAAATATAGTACAGGAAGAGTTTGAAATGTATGATTTTGAACTTGGTGGGCAAGACAACGAGATAACAATAAAGCAATTCAACTAACCCTTGACTTTTGGTTGTTTTTGTGATATAATAAGAGATTAAATGGCGTCAGAGATACAGAAAATGATGGCAGAACTTAACCAGGCTGCGTCAGACGAAAAGAAAAAGTTTGTAGAAAAGGTCAGAAATGACAATGACTTACAATCTATGTTTGCTCAACTTTCTGAAATAAAGAAAGAGACAGACGCTAAAGAAGTACAGGTATCTGAGGAAAAGAAAAGTCTTATTGATGAACTAAGTGCCGTTGCGAAGATGACGGAAGGGCCTAGAATACCAAGAAAGAAAGGTCAACCAGCAGGTAGTAAGAAACATAGTGACTTATATACAGACGAGAATCCAAAGGGTACCATACAGGGTCTAAAGTTTGCTACAGTAAAAGACGCTGAGGCAAGTGTAAAGAAAATAGAGAACTCTGGTAAGTCTCATGCTCATAAGATACAGGCTGCGATTGCGATGGAGCAACGTGCTAGAGTTATGGGTAAAACCGCAGAGGCGGCAGTATATCGTAGATATATTGAGAAGATGAAAAAGATTACAAAGAAGAAAAATGAAGAAACAGAACCCAATAGCACAGACGTTGAGAACACCCAAGTACAAACAGAGGGTAGTGAAGAGCAAGAAACTGTACAGCAGGAAACGATTGTCGATAAAACAATCGCTGCCCTCGACAAACAGAACCTAGGCGAACAGACATGGTAAGATATCTCATCATAGGCATTCTAGTTTGGTTACTCTGGAACTGTTGGACGAGTCCTAGTTATGCTAATGAACTGTACATCAATCAAGTTGGGGCAAACGTTACCATAACAATAGTACAAGACGGACAGAATAATAGGATATCCACAAAGAGTACAGCGGCATCACCTGCCACATTGTATGGTAAAAATCAAACGATTAACTTCACACAGACTGGTGATAATAATAAGATAGGTCTATACAAACACTATTACGGTTCTGATAATCAAACATCAAGTACGATGACCGCAGTACAGACTGGTGATGGTAACACGATGTACCTAGACAATCATGGTGACAATAATGACTTTGACGCCTATCAATTACACAATAACGCAGTTATGGATTTAGAAATAGATTATGA